GAAGGTGGCGGTCAGCTGCTTCAGCTCACTGACTTTTTTATCACGCTGTTCTTTGTAGGTGATGGCGTTATCACGGTAATGATTGACCGCCCACGACAGGCAGACGATGATGCAGATAACCAGAGCGGAGATAATCGCGGTTACTCTGCTCATACCTCAATCTCTCTGACCGTTCCGCCTGCTTCTTTGAATTTTGCAATCAGGCTGTCAGCCTTATTCTCGAACTGGCCATAACCAGCCCCGGGCAACGAAGCCCAGATATTGCTGCAACGGTCGATTGCCTGACGGATATCACCGCGATCAATCATCGGCAAAGCGCCACGCTCTTTAATCTGTTGCAATGCCACAGCGTCCTGGCTTTTCGGAGAGAAGTCTTTCAGGCCAAGCTGCTTACGGTATGCATCCCACCAACGTGAAAGAAGCTGGTAACGTCCGGCTGCTGTTGATTTGAGTTTGGGGTTTAGCGTGACAAGTTTGCGAGGGTGATCAGAGTAATCAGTGAATAGCTCTCCGCCTACAATGACGTCATAACCATGATTTCTGGTTTTTTGACGTCCGTTATCAGTTCCCTCTGACCACGCCAGCATATCGAGGAACGCCTTACGTTGATTATTGATTTCCACCATCTTCTACTCCGGCTTTTTTAGCAGCGAAGCGTTTGATAAGCGAACCAATCGAGTCAGTACCGATGTAGCCGATGAACACGCTCGTTATATAAGCGAGATTGCTACTTAGTCCGGCGAAGTCGAGAAGGTCACGAATGAACCAGGCGATAATGGCGCACATCGTTGCGTCGATTACTGTTTTTGTAAACGCACCGCCATTATATCTGCCGCGAAGGTACGCCATTGCAAACGCAAGGATTGCCCCGATGCCTTGTTCCTTTGCCGCGAGAATGGCGGCTAACAGGTCATGTTTTTCTGGCATCTTCATGTCTTACCCCCAATAAGGGGATTTGCTCTATTTAATTAGGAATAAGGTCGATTACTGATAGAACAAATCCAGGCTACTGTGTTTAGTAATCAGATTTGTTCGTGACCGATATGCACGGGCAAAACGGCAGGAGGTTGTTAGCGCGACCTCCTGCCACCCGCTTTCACGAAGATCATGTGTAGAAGGCCGCAGCGTAACTATCACTGATGAATTCAGGATAGCCAGTGGCTACGGCTCAGTTTTGGTTGTGCTGTTGCTGGGCGGCGATGACGCCTGTACGCATTTGGTGATCCGGTTCTGCTTCCGGCATTCGCTTAATTCAGCACAACGATAAGAGCACTCGGTGCATTTAAGCCAAGCCCCATAAGGGAGAATGCTCTTACCTGTTGCACAGGTATAAAAAATCCCGAAACCGTTATGCAGGCTCTAACTATTACCTGCGAACTGTTTCGGGATTGCATTTTGCAGACCTCTCAGCCTGCGATGGTTGGAGTTCCAGACGATACGTCGAAGTGACCAACTAGGCGGAATCGGTAGTAAGCGCCGCCTCTTTTTATCTCACTACCACAACGAGCGAATTAACCCATCGTTGGGTCAAATTTACCCAAGTTTATTCAAAAAGTCAATATTATGCCGTTAATATGTTGCCATCCGTGGCAATCATGCTGCTAACGTGTGACCGTATTCAAAATGTTGTCTGCGATTGACTCTTCTTTGTGGCATTGCACCACCAGAGCGTCATACAGCGGCTTAACAGTGCGTGACCAGGTGGGTTGAGTAAGGTTTGGGATTAGCATCGTTACAGCGCGATATGCGGCGCTTGCTGGCATTCTTGAATAGCCGACACCTTTGCATCTTCCGCATTCTTTCTCAACAACTATCCCCCACAGCTCTGTTTTTGATATATCAACCGCACGGCCTGTACCGTGGCAATCTCTGCATCTTGCGCCCGGCGTCGCGGCACTACGGCAATAATCCGCATAAGCGAATGTTGCGAGCACTTGCAGTACCTTTGCCTTAGTATTTCCTTCAAGCTTTGCAACGCCACGGTATTTCCCCGATACCTTGTGTGCAAACTGCATCAGATAGTTGATAGCCTTTTGTTTGTCGTTCTGGCTGAGTTCGTGCTTACCGCAAAATGCAGCCATTCCGAATCCGGCTTGTGATTGCGCCATCCCCATAGCAGCCATCACATCAGTACCGGAAAGAGAGTCAGAAGCCGTAGCCCGTGGTGAGTCACTCATCATCGGGCTTTTTGGCGAATGAAATTTAGCTACGCTTTCGAGTCTCATGGCCTTCCCCTTTTGCCCTGTTTGACCATCAGGACGCCGTTAACTATTACGTGACGCTCGCCTTTGCTGTCTCGGTTGTACTTGAGCACTGTTCCTCTTGCGCAGGAAAGCATCCTTGCCACTTCGGTCTGATTGCCTCGTGTCTGGATAAGAAGCTCTGGTATCGTTTGAATTGTGGCGTTCATGCGTTCTCCAGTTCGGTGATTTTTATTCCAAGCCTTCCGCCTGGTACTTTCACGCCACGAATTACGCGAATGTCATCGAATTGCTCGTCGTCTTCCGCAAATCCGGCGTGGATAAGGGAGTCGAGTAAACCTTTCAGGATGTTGTCGAGGTCGCGACGGCGGGAGTCCGGAACATCTACGATGACTTTGATGCGGAGTCGTGATTTGGTGAAAATGTCTAACTTAAGTTGGCGGATGATTTGCTGAACGTCTTTTCGGTATTTCTGGCCTTTATCGCTGATGTAGTATTGGCTTCCCCGTCTTCGCCAGTAGGTGTTCAGCGACGGCGGGTATGGAAGCACAAACTGATATTCGTTCATGACTTAATCTTCCCCTCCTTCAGCAGTATCGCCTGCGTCCTGATAACGCCTTCGAGGTGGTAAAGTCTGGTGTCTTTGTTGTCGAGGTTATGGGTGCGTCGGTCGATTTCATCGTGACACGCGCTACAAGCCCATGCGCCGATCAGGTCGTCAGGCTTCATTCCCGTTCCGCAAATTCCAGCCATCCGGTAATGTGCCAGAACTGTAGTTTCAGGATTGCCATTGCATATGCCGTAAATACGTACCTGGCATTCTCTGCCGCGCGCTTCTTTGCGTAGATTAGCCATTAAGCAGCCTCACCTGTTACTTTCAGCATTCCGTTATCGAGCAGCTTTCTGGTCAGCCACTGTTGACCACGCCCGGTGATTTTTGTGGTGAACGATATCTGTATTCCGTGATTTGTGTTGACCGCTGTTTCTTTCACTGTGAAATAGCCGCGATCCATATATTCCTGCATTGGCACATTGCGCCGGGAACCTGAAGCAATAAGGATTTTGTGATCGCGCATCCACGCAAACAGTTTGTTTGGACCAATACCGACAACTTTTGCAAAGTTTCCAATCAAAATTCCGCTGGCCTCGCCAACGCGATCGGCAAACTCAACTTTAGGTGCGGCAATTGCGAGCTGGTTTTCCAGTTGCATTTTCTGCTCAGCAAGATCAGCAGCAAGGCGCAACGCTTCTGGTAGCGTTTTGGGGATATTAACCGCAGCTTCTTCAAGCTCTCGCCAACGGTCAACAAGGCGAGCGGTGAACTCTGGCGACAACTGGGCAACAACGACAATACTATCTCGCTTACCTTGTTCGCCTTCGAAGACGTAATGCTCGTACTGAACATTGAACCCTAAGTTATTGATTCTTTCGAAAACCTCAATTTGAGGAAGCCGGATAACACCATTTTTAGCCAGCGTTTCGATGGTACGCTTCACATTGTCATGACGCTTACCAACCAACTCAGCGATTTCAATGCTTGTCATTTTGATGGCATTGCCATTTATTAACTCATTCATCGTCTTCTTCCTCGTACATTGAACTATTCGGATCGCTCATCAGTTCTGCGCAGCAATCGGAGCACACGTGAACTTCCAGCACATGCAGCTTCTGACCGCAGTTAGCGCACGTTAAAGCCCGCTCGACGCTTTCTTGTTCGTAACTTCGATTTGGGTCAATCACCTTGTTTTCCTCGCACGTTCTCTAAGCCACCGGATATCCCACAGGTGAGCCGTGTAGTTGAAGGTTTTTACGTCAGATTCTTTTGGGATTGGCTTGCGTTTATTTCTGGAGCGTTTCGTTGGAAGGTATTTGCAGTTTTCGCAGATTATGTCGGTGATGCTTCGTCGCTGTCGTCTCATTCGTACCTCCTGTCGGTAAATCTGACACCCTTACCAATAGCCCATGCTGTCGTGTACTCAATCAGACTTGCCATACGCTTCACGCTCATCTGTGCGCTGCTCTCACGAATGTTGACGTATTCGCCTTCAAGCCCGGGCAAAACATCAGCTTCCTGCTTTGTCGCCACTGCATGACCGCTTATCAACAAAACCTTCCATTGTTCTGGTTTTAACCATTTATCGCACCATTGAACCTGACGTGCGATATCCGCCAGCATCGCGTGAAATTTTGCGTTCTGGTCAAGGTTGCGCTTGTAGTCAGTAATGCGGATGGTGACTGGCTTGTCTTTATCGAGTGGTGTTGCGAGGATGGCATTTATTGCAGCTTGCTGTTGTTGCTTAGTTCGGAGGAAGATTGTTTGCTTCACTGAATACTCCTTTATTTTTTATGCCTGTAACCCCATTCTTCCAGCAACCTTGCGGCGTACCACCCAAGAAACAAAGGAAAGAACATTACAATGAGATATTCCCCGCCACGGTCAATGTTCGAAATTGACCAGATTACGATGTAACCAGTGCAGGACAGGAATATTACAAACCCCAAAAAGCTACTTCGTCGACTCATGCTCACTCCTTCACTTTTATTCCAGCAGCGCGGATGTTTTCCTCATAAGCATCCATTGCATCACCGAAGCCATTGGAATAATCAACAGTAAACCCTTTGGCTAATGCTTCTCTGCTGTCGATAAACTTTGGCGCGGTTATTTCAATAGCTGCGCGAGATGCCTGCCATGCCCTCCATGCCATTTCCGTGGATGAATAAACATACCCGCAATCACCATATGCAAGGCTTAAATTTTGCTTTTTCGCGAACTCCAAAAACTGCTTTCTTGATTCGTCCATCGATACTTACCCTCAGTTCAACTAACAAAACGCCACGCCATTTTTGCTACGACAACAGGCATAACACCGATAATCACCCAGACAAATGCAGCGCCAAACAACGTATACCATGGGTCTTTACCGTCATTCACAAGACGAATGTAGCTATGCAGAACAATAAAAAACGTCAGAAGAATCCATCCAACGCCAACGCATTTGCATGCGACGAGCATAAACTCAGCCACGATTTACTCTCCCCCAAATAAAAAGGCCTGCGATTACCAGCAGGCCTGTTATTAGCTCAGTGATGTAGATGGTCATACGTCAGCCCCTTGTGCATATCGTCTGCCACGTGCAGCGGGTGCATTTGATGTTGTGCAAATCTGTCTGGCTTCATCCTGGTCACATGCAACAAAGTGTCCGTTACAGAACCGCTGGTAAACCGTACCAAGCGAGCCAAAACGGTTTTTCGTCACGATGATTTCAGCAAATGGCGCGGCGCTACTGTTCTCGTCATATACCGCTTCCCGATAGAGCATGATGATTGAGTCTGCGTCCTGTTCAATGCTTCCTGAATCACGCAAATCTGCGTTTGTCGGGCGTTTGTTTGGTCGCTTCTCAACATCGCGCGAAAGCTGACTTAGGGAGATAACAGGCGTTTTCAGGTCTTTCGCCATCGCCTTCAGGCTTCCGGAGATGTGAGCAATTGCTAGGTCGTTGCGGTCTGCTTTCGGCTTCTCAATCAGGCCAAGATAATCCGCCATGATTAGAGACAGGTTTGGATTTTCCTGTTTATGCCGTTCTGCGATTGAGCGTATTTCTTCGACCGATAACCGCGAGGCATCGACTACCCATACATCCAAATCTGCAAGCTGACTCATGCCGTTAGCAACACGCGCCCAGCCTTCGTCATCCATCGATGCAGGATTTCGCAGTACGCTAACCGACATCCTCCCGGCGTTGGCAATGCTTCGCTCTGCAATCTGCAATGCGCTCATTTCCATTGAGAAAATCAATACCCCGCGCCGGACGTCAGAACCAGGAATAACGCGGCTTGCAACGCCTTCGGCAATCTTCAGCGCCAGTTCGGTTTTCCCCATACCAGGACGAGCAGCGATTATCACCAGGTCTTCTGCGTTCATCCCTCCGGTGATGGCATCAAGTTCTTCTATTCCGGTCTTCAGGGTATCGGACTCTTCTCCGTTCCTCAGACGCCTGTCAAGCGTGTCAGTGTAGTCAGTGATGATTTCCCCTAACCGTACAGGTTTAACCTCGTCACGGGGCTTTCTGATGGCTGAAAGACGCTTTACAAGTTCATCCATCGCCTGACTCGATGCGTCGATGGTTCCGCTTTGGATTGGTTCACGCATTTCATCCATGATTTCCAGCACCAGACGGCGGTGATAGTTATCCGCGACCATTCCGGCATATCCCTTCAGGTTTGCGGCACTCGGGCAGTTTTTGCTGGTCATCAGGATTGACGTGAAATGCTCCTCTCCGCACGCCTCGGCAACCATCAGCGCGTCGATTAAATTTCTGTTTCGCGCCTGCTTGCGGATAACCTCGAAGGCTTTCCTGTAGAGCGGAATTGAAAACGCTTCCGGCTCAAGCGTTGCCAGAACGTCACTGGCGGTTGGCGTTAATCCACCAATCAGCAGGCCACCGATAACGCTCGCTTCGATATCCTGTCTCATGCAATCCCCCTGTCTGCAAACTTCCCTTCCCGAACTCCCGTTAACGAGTCTTCCCTCAGCAGGTAATCAAAATCTGCCGTCCAGCCAGTGTCGTTGTCTCCGAAGTAAAACGGCTTGGCCTGATGCACAAACGCCCTGACATACGCTCTGAAACCGTCCACGTTTGGCGTTTTCAGTTGCGGGATGATTTTCTTCAGGCGGCGTTTGCGTTTCTCGTTGACCGCAACAGCGTGTGGCAGTCTGTCACCGACTTCGGTGTTGTAGGCGTTCAGGAAGGATTCGTAGTCGATTCGTTCTGCCTTGCGACGTTCAGGTTTAACCTGCCCATCGCCACCCCCGTTAGGGGGTAAGGGGGTATTTGTATTTATTGTCTTTTGTATATTGTCTTTTGTGTTTAGCTGACTTGGCTTATACCCATTAGCCGACTTGGCTAATGTTTTATTAGCTGTTTTAGCTAATGTTAAGCTATCCTGGCTAATCCACTGCGAAACTACCTTGTTCACTCCGATTTTCACGCCATCAGCAATGAGGAATTTACGCTCAATAAGCTGGCGCTTGGCAGCGCAAACATGAGTGTGATGAATACCTGTCATGGCTGCTATCTGCGTGTTTGTGAGTCGATCCATCGGCTTATTGAATCCGTATGTCTTGCGCATGATAGCGAGCATCACCTTCATCTGCCGGACGGTTAAATCAGCCATCAGCAGACTGTCGGTAATCTCGTTAGCAACGCGCATGAAACCATCTTCGGTATCTGCCACGCGATGCTCCAAGACCTCCAGTTGAGGCCTGTAATCAGCTAACTTAACGACGCCCATGTTTCACTCCTGCTTTGGCTAGTCTGTAAACACCAACAAGGCGCTCTGCGAACGCCCTGTTATTTGCTGCGGCTACCACTAATCCCTCAGGTGAATCAGGGTGTCGAATCTCTTCTTTTTCCTGGTATTTCTTACGACGTTTTGTCATAATTACTCCCGTGGATTGATCCAGTCTTTCTACATTAGGCCTCGAAGAATTCGCCGTTCTTCGGGGCTTTTTCTTTTGTCAGCATTCTGGCTACTTGCTTAGCCAGTTCCGCCAACTCCTCGTCTTCAACACCCCATTCAAGAACAGCCAGAAGCATTCCCATTTTGGGGATGAAGCTGTCTTTCCATCGCGAAATTTGCGATTCATTAACCCCTAACGCGTCGGCAACCTTTCGCTGACCACGTACAGCAATTCGATTTAGGATGTTGCTTGTAATTGCATTCGCTTTCTTGCGAGTACTTGTAAGTTGCATATGTAAGTATTTCCTTAACAAATAAGAAGTTATGCGCACCAACTGATGCGCGTTGTATTCCCGCATTTCGGCGGGAATGAGGACCATGACTGTTAAAGAGCGGTGTTACTATTTGTTTTTCTTGTTGCTTGGGAAAGGACGAACTTCCTCTCCAATCACACTGCCATCAGGCTTTACCGTAACCATAATGTTACGGCCTGCCAGAATGGCCTTGCTGATAGCGCACTGGATTACACCAAAGTCACTGGCTGCTTTAGCCTGTCCATGGATTTTGGCGTAATCGGCAAGTGTCATTCGAATCATATGCACTCTCCGTTATTAACCATGAACAAAGAATACTACAGGTATTCAAAGCAATCAATACTCAGGGTATTTTTAGTTTAAGTACCTTAGCTATTAGAATTAAGCTATGGAAAATAAAAAATCACTGACGACAGAACAGCTCGAAGACGCTAAGCGGCTTAAGGCTTTGTATGAGTCAAAAAAGAAAGAATTGGGAATAACCCAATACTCAATCGCTGATGAACTGGGTATCACCCAAGGAGCGGTAGGGCATTATCTTAATGGCAGAAACGCGCTAAACGTTGAGGTCGCATCTGGTTTTGCACGTTTGTTGCAAGTCTCAATTGCTGATTTTAGCCAGTCAATTGCTGCCAAGGTTGCAGAACAGGCAGAAAGCCTTAAGAGCGATGCCAACGTAAGGTATGCAGGGGAATACAGAGCAGGAAAGAGGTATCCGGTGTTAAGCAGTATCCAGGCTGGCTCGTGGTGTGAAGCATGCGAACCATACACCATTAAAGACATAGATGTTTGGCTTGAGTCTGACGCGCATATTCAAGGCAATGCGTTCTGGCTTAAAGTGGAAGGTGATTCAATGACGGCACCGGTTGGGTTAAGCATTCCAGAGGGAACATTCGTTCTTTTCGATACCGGAAGGGAGGCGATCAACGGCAGCCTGGTCATAGCAAAACTTTCTGACTCTAACGAAGCAACATTCAAGAAGCTGATAATCGACGGCGGAAATAAATACCTCAAGGGACTTAACCCTGCATGGCCTCTCGTGCCAATCAATGGAAACTGCAAGATTATAGGCGTTGCAATTGAGACAAAACTAAGGCTGGTTTGATCACGCAAGGGGGACGCTTATGGTTGGAACCGCTATAGCAAGCTTTTTTGGGATGTTGGCAATCTCAACAATTTACGGCTTAGCGCATGCTTTTATTGCGAAATCTCTATCAGAAAAAATAAGCCAGGCTTGGGCGCATAGATCAGCTCGTTTCATGATTCTAGTGGTCATAGCAATACAAGGGATATCTGCATTTATCCTCTATGGATCAAGCTTATACCTGTTGTATCAAGGCGCGACATTTACGCCTTACACCAGTGATTACGGAACTCTATACGATGGTAGTGAAGACATCTCTATGGCTTGGATCGTCTTTGGTTTATCTATGGCCGTGTCTGTTGTAGCAGACATCATTAAGGTAATTCTCGTCTTAACCTTCGCTGACTAACCCATAATCCCGGCAGCAATAGCTATCGGGATCCACTTCACATATCCCGCATAAAAAGCACTGAACAAGCAGATACCGAAAAAATAAATATCCTTTGTATTCATTTGTTTATCATTATTTCATCAAAAATAAATACCTTGGGTATTTACACAATAAAATACCTACAGTATTCTTTAGCCATCAGCAGGACGCTGGTAGCCAAACGGAACAGATTGGCAGGCTCTTTAACATTGATGGGATTGTCCCGCCGAAATGCGGGAACCAAAGAGTAGTTGGCTTTGGGATTGGATGAATGAGCAGGCTGATGCTCGACCAATGTATAAACAGCGCTCATGGCAAGCAGTAACCAATCTGCGCCTCAAGACAGCGTCACTGGTAGTGCGGGCGCTCTAACCAGTAAGCCGGAATTCAGCACCGGCCATCCAATCACCAAAGTCAATCATCGGAGGTCAACATGACAGTAGTCATTACATATCTGGCTGACGATAACGCCAGAAATCGCCGCAGAGCACGCAGACAGACTCAACGTGAACAGGCAATGCAAGAGCAGCGACTGGCGCGAAAAATTGCGCTAAAGCTCTCTGGTTGCGTCAGAGCAGATAAAGCAGCATCACTCGGAAGCCTTCGCTGCAAGAAGGCAGAAGAAGTCGAGCGTAAACAGAACCGTATTTACTACCGCAAGCCGCGCAGTGAAATGGGTGTGACTTGTGTTGGTCGCCAGAAAATGAAATTAGGCAGCAAACCACTTATTTGAGGTGAGATATGACAAAATCATGGAGCGTACCTTTTCCTGAATCAGAAACTGAACATGATGGAATGCCTGTTTTCTGGAGATTCCAGGCGACAGTTGAAGAAGATGGGATAAAAATATTCGCACTTCAATATATAGCTTTTCATCAGACAGAGCATTATGCATGGTTGGTTCCTGCGCATTGGATTGTTAATTTTAAACCAGCACCAAATCAGTGGTTACAGGAATGGAAACAAAGGAGAAATAGATATGCAATTAAGAAAGTAGCAAAAAATGCAGAAAGATCTTTTGCATTCCCAACGAAGAAACTTGCCATTGAAAGTTTATTGCGCCGGAAGAAATACCATTTAATGAGAATCAAACAAGATTTGGCTGTTGTATCAACTCTTGTTGATGGGATGAAGAATATTGATACATCAACACCAGATATTGAATATAACTTTGGGCACAACCAAGAAACAGAAAATTGGGTATTTTATTAGTACGAGTAAGCACTGTGTATTCATTCCAACGAGTGAATACACGGAGCAATGTCGCTCGTAACTAAACAGGAGCCGACTTGTTCTGATTATTGGAAATCATTCCTTGATAGTCTTGCCGCTCTATATGGGCGGCATTCTTTTGGTCTGGAGAAAAATATGGAATACGAATTAATGAGAGTAATTGATTTTATCAGCGCGAAATGGGCTGAATTCGAAGCATTTTGTGAAGACAACGGAGACAACCCGGACGACATCATTGATGTTCTTGAAAAGAATCAATAGCAAATAGCCGCCTGTTGGCGGCTTTACCGCATACCAATAACGCTTCACTCGAGGCGTTTTCGTTATGCAATCAAACAGAAGGAGCATCCTATGCAACAGTTCGCTATTGCAGGGGCGGCATCGGTTCGCCCTTTCAACCCGATTTTATCGGTACAGCATTCACGAAAAAATATTTTAACCGGAGCAGACTTTAAACAACCAAGAATGAAAAGTTTGCTCGAAAAGCTTTGGGATATTTTGAAACAACAAGGCCGTCCATGAGTTTTACAGATAACTGGTCAGACGAAGAATTCATTCGTCAGATGAACAAAATGCTCAATAAGCACAAAGAACAGGAGAAAGATGATGATTCTGACTCTGAATGATAAGCGTGAAATATCGCAAATAATCGCAAGTTTTACTGATGAAGATTACGAACGAATCAACAGTGAAGTTGATCGCCTCTGCAAACGTTGCGACCCAATAAGCGAAATGCTTCGCTCATATAAACCAGATGAACATACAAAGGACGCTATCGACTGGCTGGAAGATGATGACTGTAACTATCAGGAAAAAGCCGCTGAATGGTTCTGGGATGCAATAACCGAAAGAGTTAAGGCTGAATATGCCTTCGCAATATTCAAACGCAGACATATTTATGGAGAAGCTGCATGAGCAATATCGTTGAATTCGTTAAACAGCAAGAGCAGTTATTCTGCGGAGCATTGACTGAACAGACGGTGACATGGGATAAGGAAAGCCAGTTTGCAATTCAGTATTTCCAGAAAAACGATTACCTGGCTAAAACGGCACTGGCAAATCCAACCAGCGCACAGAACGCCATCATCAATGTTGCGGCGATCGGCATCACCTTAAACCCGGCCAGCAAACTGGCTTATCTGGTTCCGCGCGACGGCATGGTGTGCCTTGATATCAGCTATATGGGGTTGCTGCATATTGCAATGGAGTCTGGTGTTATCTCATGGGGTCAGGCAAAGCTTGTTCATGCTAACGATACCTATGAGTCAAATGGACTTGATAAAGCACCAACCCATAAATACAACGCCTTCGGTGATCGTGGTGATATCGTTGGCGTTTACTGCACAGTTAAGACGCCAGCAGGTGATTATCTAACGGAAGAGATGAGTCTGGCTGAAATTGAGGCTGTAAGGAAAACAAGCAAGGCGGCATTCAGCGATAAAGGACCATGGGTAAATCACTGGAATGAGATGGCGCGAAAGACGGTCGTAAAGCGTGCAAGCAAGTATTGGCCTAAGGCATCACGTCTTGATAGTGCTATTCACGTACTAAACGAAGAAGAAGGTGTATGGACTGAACCAGTTATGCCGTACAAATCAGAGGAAGATATCCGCGAAGATGAACGGAAACGCCAGCAGGAAATAACGGATAAAGCACAACTTCTTTGTGATGAAATGGCTCAGGCAGAAAACATGGATGATTTGAAGCGATATTTTGCAGAAGCATATCGCCTGACATCTGGAATGAAATTGCAGCAGAACGTACAAGCCATTTACATAGAATGCAAAGCGAAACTGGAGGTTGCCAGTGAGCAAACTGTATGAAATTGCCAATGAATACGCAAAATTGATGGATTCAGATTTAGAACCAGAGATGATTGCTGACACAATAGAAGGCATGGAAGGAGAATTTACCGATAAAATAGAGCAACTTCTTTCCGTCATTAAAAATGAATCTGGTTATGCCGAACGCCTCAAGGAAGAGGCAAAGTCACTGAATGAGCGAGCCACAGTAATTCAAAATAAGATTGACAGCATCAAATCATATATAGCGTCATCGCTTGAAATGGTTGGCAAGAAAAAGATTCGAGCAGGTATTCACCAGGTAACAATCAGAAAACCGTCAGAAACTGTAGAAATCATCGACTCAAGCGCCCTTCCTCATGAATACGTTGAGTTTGAAACGACAATTAAAGCCGACAAGTTGGCAATCAAGCACCAACTAAAAGCAGGAATAAATATCCCAGGCGCTCAACTCAAGGTTGGGAAACCTTCACTTCTTATCAAATAACGGTATCGACTATGAAAAAGACTCCATGGGAGAAATGGGAAGTCGATTTCTTGCGCGAGGTAGCGGCGACAATGCCAGTTGAAGTTATCGCAGAAAAACTGGAAAGGACTGAAAAAGCAGTAATGGCGAAAGCAACAAGGATTGGCGCTGACATTGTTAGCCGACTTCGTGGAAGACGATGGACAAGAGCCGAAGTATCACTTTTCGGTAAGTTCTCAGCAGAAGAAATAGCAATTGCAACCTGCCGCTCAATTTATTCAGTAAGAGCTATGCGATACAAGCTAAAAAAACTCGATGAAGAAAGAGTAGGCATACGAATAAATTAACATGGAGTAATTAACAATGAAGCTAAACATCGACCTCGGAAAATACGTTATTACCGGAACCAAACACGATCTGATTCTTAGCGAAAGAGGAATTATCAAAGAAGGCGAGAATGCAGGCAAAGAAACACTAAGTCGTATCGGCTATTACAGCAAGTTTGAGCATCTGGTTAAAGAGTTATGCAACCGTGAAATCCTGTTATCTCAGGCGCAGACGCTACAGGATATTCAGCAACATATCGAGACTTTAGGTGTGTCACTTAGCATGGCTGTTGACCAGTTCGTGGAGAGTAAATCATGAGAGGACTTGCATACAATCCCGGCATTCTTCCGGCAGAAATGATTATTCGCCAACGCGTAAAGCCAATGCCATCGAGAGAGGAATTACTTAAGAGAAATAGTTTCGGTTCTGTTAATGACAACAAATATCTGAATGCTATGTGGCGGAGTGGGAAGAAATGAAACTAATGTCACTAATTGAGATGGATGGATTTCTGAAAGGTAAATGCATACCACGAGATTTAAAGGTTAACGAAACAAACGCTGAATATCTGGTGCGTAAATTTGCTGAAGCGGAGGCCAAGATTTCGGCTCTGTCCGAAGACCAGCAGAGAGCGATTGAGTCAATTAAGCAGGCTGATTCGGCTGTTAAGTTGGCACACGAGAAGTTTTCAGCGCTGGCGGCGGAGAATGCGGCGCTGAAGGCCGGGGCTATGTATTTCTCATATGGCTCTGAATTTAGTTTCGAGTGTCACAAAACTGCTGAGGAGGCTATCGCTGCTGCTGAGGCTGCAATTGACGACTATAGAGGCGATGCTTGCGATGGATGGAGCGAAGAGGTCGAAAGCATTTGCTGGGGGGTAATTATTCAGCAGGCAACCAAGGTCGGTGAACGCAAGAAGAGGAAATGCGACAGAGTATCACCATGGATTGAAAGAGTTTGTGATTATGAGCTTCGACCTAATGTCGAAACCCCAGCCACCGATGCTTTCCTGGATGAAATTGAACGCAAAGCAATCCGAAAGTTCATTAACAGCATTGAACACATCCTGCGTGACAAGCTGTCTCCGTATGACACCGAAGAGATGCTTGAGGCTATGCGTATTTTTCTGGAAGAACAGGGAGGCGAGCAAAAATGACGATCACAAAACAACGTGTAGAAGAAATCATATCCCGCATTGAAATGTATGGGCATGGTGCAGGGTATACCGCTGACGAGGTTTATGACCTGGCTGTACTGGCGCTGAATTTATCAAATATCGCAAACCTGAAGCGATACGAGCTTGATATGGATGGTTGTGACTCGTTCGGTCAGGATTGTGGCGCTGACATGACTGAAGATTCTGATGGCGATTATGTCCTGTTTGATGACGTAGTTAAGTTGTTTGAGTTTGATACATTCGAAAGCCCAGCAAAGGAGGCAACCAGTGAGTAACCGTTTTTACATGATGTGCTTGCGTGAAACTGTGGGTAATAACGCCTCATTCCATTGCCATAACGGCAATGGTTACAGTTCTGATATCGATCGCGCTCATGTTTACACGCTGGAAGAAGCCCAAAAAGCCTGGAATTGTGGACGAGATATCGATCAGCCTGTTTGCGCTGATAGCGTGGATGCAATGGCTGTGTGGCACGTTGATTGCCAGTACATCCCTACAGAAAGCCTGATTGAGTCAGATTGCACTGCGTATGTGGCCTACAAAAAAGGTAGCTGGAACGGCAACGATGTTTACTGGCTTCAACACGGTGGATTGCCAACAGATGACTTCAGTAAAGCGACCATCTTTAGCGTCGCCAACAAAAACGAACCAGGAATAGTTTGGTTGCCATTTTCCATTGCTGATTCAGCAAAGCGCCGGACGTTCAATATCAATAACTTTAACCGCAGAACAATGGTTCAGGGCGCAGGTTTGGTCATGCCTGACTGGTTGAAAAAGCAGAACAGAAGAAAGAAGTCGCGAAGCGGGAAGGTGCGTTGGAATTGTCCGCATTGCGGAAAAATTACCTGGCAGTACAGCCCATATGATTTTGAAGGCTGTAGTGATTACAACTGTGAAGGATGGCGAGAATGACAATTAACTATCAGGCACTGCGTGAGGCGGCAGAGCGTGCAATTCCGGCAATGGAACGCCTGTTAATGTTGCCAGTTGATGATGATCTGATAAGCGAGCAGGAACTTAAAGATAGCGGTGTTGATATTGATGCGCTCAACGCCTTCAAAATTCTGGCCGGACCAGAAACCGTGCTGGCGCTACTGGATGAACGGGAAAGAAACCAGCAATACATCAAATCTCGCGACCAGGAGAACGAGGATATTGCGCTAACGGTAGGGAAGCTGTTAATCGAAAACGGTCAGCTTGTTGCCGATACGCTACGCCACTTAGCTGATAACGAAATCGACTCTGATTATTTTGCTATCACCTCAACTAATGAGAACGGTACTGAAATTGATCATGAGATGTCTATTACCGATTACGCACTGCAAGCTGCCGGAACTGTAGACGAATTGGTTGCGGCGCTGGAAGCCGCAAAATCAAAACTCAACGAGCAGCGTGAATATTACGAGGGAGTAATCGCGGATGGAAGTAAGCGCATAGCAGAGTTAGAAAGTGGTTCTCAGGCACAAAAGTTAGTTGAAGCAATCATTGTTGCGATAGAAAACGAACAGGAACGTCTTTTTGATGAAGATTACCTAATGGATTCGAAAGAATGCATTGACGTAATTCGTGAAGAAGTAAAGCGATGGAATGATTCCCGCGCCGCTGGCATTCGCATCAAAGGAGAGTGAGATGACCACTATTACCAAAGAACGTATCGAATTATTCATTAAAAATCCGCTTGATAACGGACTTACTCGTGGCGAACAAATGGAACTGGCACGAATTGCACTGGCATCGCTGGAAGCAGAGCCTGTAAGCCAAACTTACAACTTGCCAGAATTAATCGAAGGCATGGAAGTTTCCATTGATGTAAGCACTTGTGATGCTGATTTAGGTAATCGCTATTTCGGCACCGTCACCGAGGTGTCAGAACTTGATACTGCCAAGAATGGTTACATCCTCCTGGTTCAGGACGCAGAGCCAAACTTCGATGTAAATGGCAACTCTCCGGGAACTCCGGATAGTTGGATAAGCTGTAGTGAGCAAATGCCAGAAAAGAACCAGAACGTACTTATTTCGGTGAATTTCGATAGTGATCTGGTTGAACCGCTAATATGCTCCGCACGCTATACAGGAAGCACATTCCGGCGAGGAGAAGCAACGATTAAGCCGGGTAATGGTATTGAGCAGGCAACTCACTGGATGCCTCTACCAGAACCGCCTCAGGAGGTTAACCGTGGCTAACCTGCAACTTGCCGTTAAAGGTGAATAACAATCCTCGCACTCGCGGGGATTTCTTTTATCTGAACTCGCTACGGCGAGTTTTGTTTTATGGAGACAAGAAATGTCAGATTTGGCTATGAAGGTTTTGAAATGGCAATCGACTGGCGATGTCGGCATCAGTAGCGCAACTCTTGCCTCAATCGCATGTGGACTGAAAAAGAATATCTATGGTCATCACTTCGGCGCTCCACATGACGCAGCAGACTTCCGGCGATGCGTTGCACTTGTTGAGCAGATTCCAGAAATCAGAGCTTCATTCGACAAAGTTGCAAAGCGCGTTCCGGCATTCAAAGGAATCCTCAACGAATGGGATTCACTCGTTGCTCTGTTGAAGTCTGAAATGAAGATACACGGAAACAAAGCACCAGAGACTTACAGAAGAATCAGCGAGCTACGCAAGGACTAACTATGGAATCACACGGCCTCACACTCGATGAGGCCTGTTCATTTCTCAATGATATCCAGACCTACCGCAATAATACCAATTCAATAAATGGAGATTACAGGTGGAAGAAGAAATCTTCACTCGTGAAGAGGCGGCGTCGTATCTGAAGGTAGACAAAGGCACTATCACGCAGTGGATACGAAGTGGACGACTTCAGGCCGCAAAGATAAATCCAGATAAACCTAAAAGCCCATATCGCATTTGCAAGTCAGACTGCATTGCGGCGCTTAAGTCTGTGAGACACAATAGCGCGGTGAATGCGGTTGATGTGCAGGAGGTTAAAGCATGTCAATCAAACTACGCGGTGGCACGTGGCACTGCGATTTCGTCGCGCCAGATGGATCAAGAGTTAGACGCTCTCTTGAAACATCGGACAAAAGGCAAGCGCAAGAACTTCACGATCGTCTGAAAGCAGAAGCGTGGAGAGTAAAAAATCTCGGGGAATCACCGAAAAAGCTATTCAAGGAAGCCTGCATACGGTGGCTGCGTGAGAAATCGGATAAGAAGTCCATTGATGATGACAAGAGCATTATATCGTTCTGGATGTTGCACTTCAGAGAAGCCATTCTCTCTGACATAACAACAGAAAAAATAATGGAGGCGGTAGACGGGATGGAAAACCGCCGCCATCGCCTGAACTGGGAGATGAGCCGGGACAGGTGTTTGCGACTTGGCAATCCGGTGCCGGAGTATAAACCAAAGCTGGCAAGCAAAGGAACGAAGACGAGGCATCTGGCAATACTTCGCGCCATTCTCAATATGGCTGTTGAATGGGGATGGCTTGACAGGGCACCCAAAATATCAACACCACGCGTTAAGAATGGACGCATCAGATGGCTTACAGAGGAGGAATCGAAGCGCCTGTTTGCAGAAATTGCTCCTCACTTCTTCCCTGTGGTCATGTTTGCAATCACGACAGGCCTTCGCCGTTCCAACGTTACAGACCTTGAGTGGTCACAGGTCGATCTGGATAAGAAAATGGCATGGATGCACCCTGATGAAACAAAAGCTGGCAATGCGATCGGAGTTCCTCTTAACGAAACCGCATGCCAGATATTAAGAAAACAGCAGGGTCTCCATAAGAGATGGGTGTTTGTCCACACCAAACCTGCCTACCGAAGCGACGGAACAAAAACAGCAGCGGTAAGGAAGATGAGAACCGACAGCAACAAGGCATGGAAGGGAGCGTTAAAGCGGGCAGGCATTAGCAACTTCCGCTTCCATGACCTGAGGCATACTTGGGCAAGCTGGCTGGTTCAGTCCGGAGTCTCTCTTCTTGCACTTAAAGAGATGGGGGGATGGGAAACTCTCGAAATGGTTCAAAGATACGCTCACCTTTCAGCCGGGCATCTCACCGAGCACGCGAGCAAAATCGATGCGATTATAAGTCGCAATGGCACAAATACGGCACAAGAGGAGAACGTGGTTTACTTAAATGTGAGGTAACTTATTGATTTAAGTGGTGCCGATAATAGGAGTCGAACCTACGACCTTCGCATTACGAATGCGCTGCTCTACCAACTGAGCTATATCGGCCCTGAAAGGACATGTTCACGAACGTGAATCACGGTGGACAAGGTTAAAACTAACCGGGCGATGCGTCAATGGCCTTGTGAATCAAATGGCTACTTTTGCATCACCCGGTTTTATTTACGCACGAATGGTGTAATCACCAATGCCGATCCACTTGTAAGTGGTCAGTGCTTCCAGCCCCATTGGGCCACGCGCGTGGAGTTTTTGTGTGCTTACCGCCACTTCCGCACCCAGACCAAACTGGCCGCCATCGGTAAAACGCGTAGAGGCGTTAACGTAAACAGCGGACGAATCCACTTCGTTAACAAAACGCTGGGCGTTGCGCATATCGCGGGTCAGGATCGCATCGGAGTGTTGTGTGCCGTGTTCACGAATATGGGCGATGGCATCGTCAAGATCGCTGACGATTTTAACGTTCAAATCTAATGACAGAAACTCATCGTCATACTCTTCGGCTTTAACAGCCACCACCTTCGCGGGGCCTGCCTGCAACTGCGCCAGCGCAGCTACATCTGCGTGTAATGCCACGCTGCTTTCCGCCATTTGCTTGCTTAATGCGGGCAGGAAGCTATCGGCGATGTTTTTATTTACCAGCAACGTTTCTACCGTATTACATGTGCTCGGACGCTGAGTTTTTGCGTTGACGATTACTTTCAGGGCTTCAGCGATCTCTGCACTTTCATCAACGTAAATATGGCATACGCCTATACCGCCTGTGATCACCGGGATTGTCGACTGTTCGCGGCACAGCTTATGCAGGCCAGCGCCTCCACGCGGGATCAGCATGTCGATGTATTTATCCATACGCAGCATTTCACTGACCAGCGCACGGTCAGGATTATCAATCGCCTGCACGGCACCCGCCGGTAAGCCGCAGGATTTCAGGGCGTCCTGAATCACCGCTACCGTTGCAGCGTTAGTGCGACAGGTTTCTTTGCCACCACGCAGGATCACCGCGTTACCGGTTTTCAGGCACAGCGAAGCGACATCAACCGTCACGTTCGGGCGCGCTTCATAAATCACGCCAATAACCCCCAGCGGTACGCGACGACGCTCAAGACGCAGGCCGCTGTCCAGTACGCCGCCATCGATTACCTGCCCCACCGGATCGGCGAGATTACACACCTGACGCACATCGTCGGCGATGCCTTTCAGCCGTGCGGGCGTCAGTGCCAGACGGTCAAGCATCGCTTCGCTAAGGCCATTGGCACGCGCGTCAGCAACATCCTGGGCGTTAGCGTTGAGGATGATTTCGCTTTGTGCTTCCAGTTCATCGGCGATTTTTTCCAGCACGCGATTTTTTTCGCGGCTGGAGAGTTGCGCTAATTTATACGAGGCTTGCTTCGCGGCAATGCCCATTTGTTCCAGCAT